GGGCATTTAGTGTCATTGATGACCCCATCCGGTCCCTTTAAAGCTAATACCGGGAGCGTGATAAATTTGGCGCATCATCATCGCGCAACAATATGGCGTTGTGTGTTCGGCCATTTTCTCGGTAGTTTCGTACCTTACATTACACACTATGCACTCATATTCATACGTCGGCATCTTGAGCCTCTATTAAACATACGCCCATAACCCCACACTTGGTACATTGAAGGGTTTTAACGTTAGGCGGCAGGTTGTCGGTAATGATCCGTTCGATCTGTTCGGTGACCTTTTTGCACTTACGGCACTCGTATTTATATGTAGTCATCAGGCCCTGCATTCTGCACACAGCCACATTACAACCTCGCCCGATACATCCCGTACATTAAATCCACCCAGGCCTGTCTGCCACTTTTTGCATTGATCGCAATATTGCGCAGCTACGATCGTTATATCGCCGTTGTCGTGAATCGTGGTCGCGTAGCCGTCCTTTATAAATGTCAATTCTCCCATTATAGTTTTACCGCCTCGTCTATGTGTAAATACGCGACTGTCTTATCAACGGGTATGGTCTTGTTAAAAGTTGATGCCGGCAGTTTTCGCGTGGTCCAATTAACCTTTATCTTGCGTAGGTTGAACGCATATATGCCCTGAGGCGTTGAATTAATGTAAAACGGCGTAAAGCCTAGTTTATCCGCCTGTTGTACGAGTGACTCGTGCTTATCCTTTTCCAGGATTAGCTCGTCATAGTGTGTATGGCGGCACTTTAGCTCAATGATTAACCGATAGCCCTGGCTGGTTGCATCGATATATTCGAAGGCATCGCTGCTCATTTCCAGGTCCTCTAAGTAGCGACCCTTTATGTAATCGAAGAGCCCGGCCTCGGTCATAATGACAGCATCCATATAATGAGTGATATTTGGATAATTACGAGGATCACGACAAGTTTGTTTTTAGTCATACCTGAGGCTTCCATTTTCCATCAGAGGCTAAAACGTACCAGCGAGGCGTACATTGATTAGCACGGTTCTTTTCGGTGCACTTGTACGCAGCCCAGGGCTTTCCGGTTGTCTTGGCTGTTCCCTCGGCCCAGATCATATGCCCGTGCAAGCATTGTGGCGCTTCAGCTACTAAATGACCGCCTAGGTTTGATGCAATATCGGTTATAGCTGTGGCCATTGTAGGAATGTCCTCGATGGCAGCCTTGGTGCTCCACGGGTCAGAATCAGCCGGTAGGACCTCTACCTTTTCCATATCCTGACGTGTAGGCCTTCCGGCATCGCTAGGACTCAATAGCCCGATCACGCGGCCGTAGGCGGAAGTGACAGTATCCTCGACCAGCCAGCGCTTCATATTGTTAGGTAGCGAGGCAACGTTGCCATATGCGTAATCCACGGCACTCGGTACGTGGTCCTCAAACTCACGATATGCCTCGGCCCGAATTAGAATTGTGCCCTTGGCTAAATCAATATCCTCAATAATGGCGATCAGTCTGCCTGACGGATATTCGGACCGAAAGCGTTTAATCCTGCTATTGACGTCCTCATAATTGTCTAAGAATCCCATTAGATTAGCTCCTTGTCTTTCAGAGCCTGTGCAATAGCCCGGCCGCGAATAAAGCCTTCGCCGTGCCCCTGACGGTAACCGATGGAATACCCGATCACCATAAACATAAAGCCCATACCGCAAGCGGCAAGGCCTATTAATAGGTCCATACTGTTCATTGTTCGCCCTTTGTTAAGGCCGAGCAGCTACCAAACCGAGTAGCCCTCCCGGCGTTTGTAGTATCAGTATGAGGCCTACCACTGACAAAAGGCAATTACCTGGCTAGGCGTGTCTCCAATAATATTTCATATATCTTGTCGATCTTTTGGTCCATACGCTCCTGACGGGCCTCTATGTGGTCAATCCGACCGCGTAGGTTATGGCCACCGTTGCCGTCAGGCTTTAACTCGGACAGGTAATACTTTACAAAATGACGGATAAGCCCAGCCCCCAGCCCCAAAATGGTACAACTCCCCAAAGTTATACCGACTACGAGCTGGACTTGTTCCATTACTTCTTAACCCCAAACTGACCTTCCGAAGGTTGAAGTGCTTTAAGTAATGGCCCGATTAGCCCGGCGATAAACGCGTTAGCCAATACTTTTGGATCTGATATACCAGACATATACAGCGCAGCGGCGCTAGCCAGCGCAGCACGACCGTAGGATTTTGCAGCAGCTATTGCTTGTTCTTTCATTTTGTGCTCCTCAGTGCCCTTAAGGATTTTGGATAACTATAAACCTAAACTCTTGATTAAGGCTTTAGCCTTGGCCGGTGTCACATTGACCTCAAAGTGCATATCGTCTGGACGGCTCTTAAAATCGCCGCCCCATTTTAGGCCGTACTTCTTAGCCAAAGCCCGAATCATTGGCACCTTTTCAGCCGGGAACGTATCAAACTTACCTAACGGGTGTTTAGTCGCATTTAGATCGATAGCTGTACCGGATGAGTGGCACGATAGTTTGGTCGGATTACCTCTAACCATTCTGTACGCGTATGCCCAATCGTCAAACACGCCCTCATCAATCGGTTCAATTAGCTCGTGAAATTCAGCCGCGAAGGCTGCGAGTAATGGCCCCACACTCTCAGCGCATCGCAGCTTACGATCCGTACCCTTTACAGGGTAGGACTTTATTTTAATCTCGGCCGGATCTTTCGAGGCCGGGTAGCCGTTGTAACTTGTCTCCATTATTTACCGAGCTTTAACCCGTCAGGAATTGGCTTTGAGTATTCCCATTTTTCAATATAAACAATGCCATCGCCATCGTCTTTTAAGAAAATGCCTAATTTCTCGAAAGTGTCAGTTAAACTTATTTCAGGATAAAAAGCCACAATTTTTTCATCTAATCTCATTTTATGCTCCTAAGTATTGTACGCCGAAAACAGTAGTACCTGGCTCAAAAGTATTGGAATACAATGTCACATTTGCGCCACTATTTTGGTAACACTCAAACTCGATATAATCTCCAGCGGTTAAATCTAAAATATCGGCTATCTGGACATATTCTAACGCTGTACCATCAGCAACACCAAAATTCAAAATATTTGTCTGGTTTTTTCTTATTCTCCAATATTTGTATGTCGTGGTAGTTGTATCCCAACTAAATCGAGCGATGACCGAATACTTACCAGATTTTCCAGTTGGAATAGTAATGCGTGTGTTGTTTGTCGCATTGTCGTGAAAGCCATCTGTATCAAAAGTTTCTGTATTAAAACTTATTGCCGTCAAAGCATTGCTACCGATTGCTTGGTCTGCTGATTTTGTTAAGCGGCAACCTACAAAAGCGGGAGTTCCACCTGACGGAGTTGCCCATTTTAGTCCCGTAGTTTCGGCTGAGTCCGCGGTTAGTACGGTGCCATTAGCTCCTACGGCCAAACGTGCAAAAGTGTCCGCACCTGTCCCGGGAACAAGATCGCCTTTAGCATCGATAGCCGTAGCCATCGAGTTAGTAACTGTCACGGTACCGCTAGTACCTCCGCCGCTAATACCTGTACCAGCTGTAACGCCGGTAATGTCTCCAGCCGCATCCGTTACCCAAGTGAAATCCATATCGGTATTGGATGCCTTGCTTAATACCTGTCCTGTCGTACCGCCCTTTAGATCAACCATCGACGCATCGATAGAATCTCCAAGGGCTTCGATAGCCGTAGCTCCATCTTTAACAAGATCTGTCGAAGTTGGAACGGGCCAGTTAAAGTTCGGGGTGACCGTTGCCATTATGTTAAACCTCCAAAAGCGTTTTCCCAGATAAGTGTAGCGTTTACACCTGTCCAAACCAGGTTAGACGGGCTAACCGTTGCCCACTGTGGCGCTACCAGTGAGAAATCTGTAGGGCTCAAAGTAAGCGTTATGTCTACGAATTGAGGCGTAGCCCTGATCGCAAAGCCTTCTAAAAATCCATTAAAGGACCCGTTAAACATATTGATGGGTAGGTCATTGATAACGATCGGCTCACCGAAGAATACGTTAATCAGCTTATTGCGCTCGGCATCAGGCAGGTCTGGGTTGTCTAGGCGGAAGGTAATACTTTGTAGCTGCTCGCGTGGGATAGCCCGAAGGCCCAGTTCGCGGTCCATTACATCCTCAACGTCGGTTAGCTTGTCTAGGTTAGAGCTAAAGCTGCGCTGGTACCTGCCGTACGTGGCGATGGAAGCGGCATCCAGGGCCGTGGCCTGTGAGGAGTAATTGTTGCCATAATTAAATACCAGGGAATTGCGAATCTTGCCGATCTGTAAAATAGATTTAACCGTTGTCGGTATCGCGTAATTGGCAGATAGTGTCGTATACCCATTAGCTGATAAATAGGTTGTCCGGGCATCGGCATCGCCATAACAAACCCGTCCGGCTTTATCCTCATATATATTTCCGAGTGCGCTTTGTGCAATTTGAGCGCAGAGGTTGTAGCTGCTAAACGGATCGGCTGAGCGTGGAATCATCTCGTATAAGCCAGGTTGGTCAATTTGTCCAAGGCCTACATTCTCAGCATTTGCCCAGGTTGTCGTAGGGTCATAATCAACCCACTCCAGCGCCGGCGCTACTTCATTCCAAGAGTTAATAAGTAAATCGTTTAGAATGTCATAAATCTGGTCGCCGTCATAGTCTTTAGAAAGGGCATCTGGGAACAAGGCTTTGGTTAATTTGGCCAGGGAACCGACAGCCAATATATTACCGATTGTTACAAACCCGACCTCTTCAGGCGAGCGGACGGATATACCAAAGTCCGATACGGTGCCACCGAATACGGGTACATATGTACCGGAGCTATTTTTTAGCTCAAGAGTCAAAATATCGGTAACATCAATATCAAAGGCCGTATTATCCACGTTTACGATTTCCATACGGGCATACCCGGCGTTGCATTGTAGATCGATATCATCGCGACCGGTGGCCATATTTACGCTTAGGACGTTTGTGTAAACCGTCGTACCGACGGTTATACGCCACTCTGGAAGCCACGCGCTCACGCTATCGTATAGTCTCCGGAGCCTCTATTAACTGAGGTTCCCCTATAAGTTGATTGATTAAGTACGTCCTCAACAGCTCGAGCAATAGCCTCAGGATCCCCTAAACCTGCCTCGATCTTAATATTATAAGTAGCCGGATAGCCGGCGCCGTAATTCATCGTAGGGCTATAACCGCCTAGGTTGCTTTGTTGATCCTCGGTTAAAGTTGGAAATAAATCAAAGATAGTTACATCCTTGCCTAACGTGCTGGTTGCCTCAGCCATTTTTTCAACGGTATCTATAACGGTTGAAACTGGGATAAGTGAACCTACACCGCTGGAAGTCAAACCGCCTAGATTTCCTCCGGTGCCAATCTTTCCTAATAACGCTACATATTCTTGTAATGCTTTCAAGCGCGCATCGTCGGCTGCCTTTTGTGCCTTGGCTACGCGGTCGATCATATTTAACTCTTCGGATTCGCGGAGTTTTCCTAGCACGGTTGCCGCATTGGAAGTTTTGCTAAGTGAGGCAAGTTTGGCAATTTCGGTTAGTTGAATCTGTACGCGCTCGCTGTAACTTTCCTTAGCTGCTAAATCACCGGCAGCCGTAATGGCGGCGTTGTATTTACCAAAGGCGATCTGGCGAGCGTTCTCCTTATCGCCTTCGGCCATTTTAGACTTATCAATAGCATTTAATTCATTTAATAACTGCGTATTAATAGCCAATAACGCCGCATCGCTAATCTGTTTGATGCCGGCCAATTTAGCCAAATCAGCGTTCTTTTGGAAGTTAGCCAGTTCGCCTATCTTCTTTAATGCCAGATCGCCGTTTTCGTCCTCGATAGCCATAAGCGCCTCAAGGCGTAACAAGGTCTCTTTGTCATAGGTTGCCTTTAATGCCGCCGCAATAGATACCCGGGTCGTATCAAAGACTGCCGCAGCCTTGCTTAGAGCTAACTTATTCTTTTCGGCTAACTGGGCTTTCTTTTGTAATGCGATTAATTCCTTTTGGCGCTTTAATGCTTCCTTGTCCATTTTGGCTTTTTCTGCATTGGCCTGGATATTTTTAATATCTTGAGGTACGCCTTGTGGGAATCCACCCTGGCGGCCTAAAACTATGTCTACATTATTACGTAAAGCACCGATTGAGAACCTGCCGAGATAATTCTTAAGAGCTCTACCGGCATCCTCTAAAACCCCAGCGCCCGGGATGCTAGAGAATAGATTGCCTAATTCTTTTGTTAGGTACGCCGTATTAGTAATAAGGCCCGAAATTGAATCAGCAGCGCTGTCCACCTTGGTAATTAATTTATCCATACCACCGGATGAAGTACCCAATGCAGCTACTAAAGATTGACCTATCTGTTCGCTAGCTTGTTCTGCCGCAATTTTAAGGCGATTAACCGAACCGGCATATGAATCAGCCGCGTTTTTAGATTGACCTGCGTATTGTGCAGCGATTAGCTTCTCGATTTCGAGATATGACTTACCGGATAACTCGGCGTTTGTTAATCCTAGGTTTAACTGCTTTAGGCCTTTGAGGTTACCTACGTACGCCTGACTTAGGATTTTCGTAGCTGATACCAGATCCATACCCGTACCGGCGCTGATATCCATCGCGGTATTTAACATCGATTGCGCAATAGTTGTAGATCTGGTTACCTGCGCTAATTGAATGAATGAAGGTTGAAGTACATCGCGATTGACACCGGTAGCCTTTTCCACGGCATCGATATAGCCCTCTGCCTCAGCGGTTGCAAAGGAGAAGCCTAAGTTACGTAATGCCTGGTCTAAACGCTTTGCCTCGGCTATCTGTTCGCCGTATGCAGCTACAGCCTTCTTTGAATAACCGAGTAGGGCAGCGGCGCTAAAAGTTATGCCTAGGGTTCGACCCAAGCCTTTAACGGTTTTACCAAAGGCATTGATCTGCTTTTCGCCTTTGGTAAGCGCCTTGCCATTCCATTCGGCAGCGGCGGTAACTAATAGATTAGGTAGATTAGCCATTATGCAGCCAGCCCGAATCGGCCCTGGTTAAAGTTTTCAATCGTTTTCATAATAGCCATTACGACCGCATCCTGGGCTTTGCCCCGATCCTCTTTCCAAGCTCTGAAAATCATACGACCACGCTCGGCTTGTTTGTCACCGTAGAGTGGCCCCATTCGGCTGATAAAGTGAGCACCAGCCCCAGGATTGTTAGAACGACTATTAGGGTCTCCGCCTGGATTTTTACGGCCAGCGGTCTCATAGATTGAACCGGCTGCGGATTTGTTGGCCACGTAATATAACGCTTGCCAGCCGTTACGGTTACGCTTGCTGGGTGCCTGTGAGTAATAGATACCCTTCTTGGCTTGTTCGGCATCATACAACGGGAACATACGGAGGCGGCCCTCGGTATTCATTGTTCTAAACATAGAGTTACGTGCGGTGATTTGTTTACCGCGTGAACCCTCGGCCCACATATAAAGATTGTCTGGTTGTGGCGAAGGCGCAAAGCCGCGAGCCTTATCCCGGATTGGAATCATAGCTGCGCGGACTTCGGCGTTCATCTCTTTTAGCATTTCGGGATCAACCTTACGGAGCATTTTAACCGTTTC